CTCGCCCGTCAGCGTTTTCGTTGTGTCGAGCGTCTCGACAGCCAGCCGCACGAGAGCGGCGACGAGACAGCCGAACTCCGTGAGCGTCAGCCCGTCTTTCGCAGCAACCTTGGCGGTGACGAGAAACGCCGACACCTTCTGCGAGATGTCATTGAACGGCGCAGCGGCAGCAAGTGGAGCGTCGGCAACCATGCCGCCAGACTAGGGCGGCTGGGCGGCTTTCTAGACCGGCTCTGCCGACTCGCACTCCGCGAGGCATGCAGCGTATCCAGCAAGGTCAATCGGCCCGTCTGCGGTCTTGTTTGGACCGAGAAACCGTGCCACCTTGTCGAACGTCATGAAGATCGCCCAATCGCTTTCGGTCAGCGGTCGCTTCAGCACGTCCGCAAACGCAGCGTTGATCATGCCGACAGTCCTGCGGAAGTGATGCCGTGGCCCGCCGTACTTCGGGCGACGGTCACGAATCACAGCAAGTGCTTCCAGCAGCAGACGCTCGGCTGGATTCCCGGCATCCGGTTCAGGTCGCAAACCATCCGGCGGCGTCGCCAAAAGGCTATCCCCCGTCCAGCGGATGTCATCCGGTGCCGCTTCCATCTCACGCTGCCCTTGAAGAATCCAATCAACCGGCACAGTCTCCTCGGGCTCTGCACGCTCAGTACGCTCGGCGTGATACTTCGCTGAACTCGCCTGCGTGATTTCACGCCACCCTTCCTCCAGCTCTTCCGGCGTGGGCTGGCACTTGCCGCCGTCGCAGCAGCCGCCAGCAAGGCGAGTCTCTACAGCCGCTCGGAGTTGTGCGTTGGTGTCTTCGAGGCTGGTGATGATTCCTTGCATGCGTTTCCTTTCGATGAGAAGTCGTGCCACGTCTGCGGCGAGTGATCCTGCGGTGCCTGTCCACTGTCCCTGATAGCGATACGCTCGCTGGCGTGCGTCGGCTAGATACTCGTCAGTCAATTCGTAGTCCATCAGTCAAGCCTCGGGCCTGCGACGTGCATGGATGCCAGACCGCCGCCGTGGCGATACAGAAACGTCTCCATTGCCTGACGGCTCCCGATCCAACCGTTGATGGCGTGGTAATCGTCTGGCGGATTCAGCGCCGGTGCGGTTCGCACGATGACGCCGTCAAGCGTGTCTATCGGCTTGTTGTTTGCAGCCGCCTGGTGGTGCAGGTGCCCAGTGTGCCACTCGCGGTAGACGCTCTGACTCCACGCCTTTGGTTGCTCAAGCGCCATGATCTGTGGCAGCTTAGGCTTTGCCTTATGCCCGTGCGTGAAGCCGAGAAGGTTGCCGCCGTGTGAGAGATACTGCCTGCCGGTGAAATCTGGCTTCACTTTCGTGATTCGCGAATTGCGAAAACGCTCCTGCAAGATTCGCTGGAATGTCCACGTCAGCACTTCGTCGTGGTTTCCATTGACGATCACAACGTCTGTCGGCACAGTCTCGGCGGATTGCTGAACGAGAGACAAGAGCGTGTCGCAGCCGACTTCGATCATTTTCTGAAGCCGCCCGTCACGCTCTAGCGGCGTGCCGCCGGTAGTCGTGCCGGCGGGCGTGTCGTAGTGAAACAGGTCTCCCAAGAAGGCGACCGTGCGTCTGGCTGGCTTGCTGTCGTCGCCAACCGCCAGCAGTTCACTCGCAGCGTCACCAACAAGCCGGGCGGCAATATCCAAGTCGTAATCGCCGCCACCGGCTGTCTTGTCCCAGCAGTATTTTCCGAAGTGCGTGTCTGCCACCACGAGCACCTGCCAGAGTCCTTCCCGCTTTGGTGCCTTGGCAGTCTTGGCCAAAGGCTTGCGGATGTCTTTCCTTGCAGCGCCGATCATCGCCTCGACAACCTCGCGGGTCGTCGGCCCGCCCTTCGGCTTGAGCCTTACGAACACGCGATGCAGTTCAATGCTTCCGCCTTCGCCGTCGCCACATTCCCACTTGGTCGCTTCGCTGGATGCGATTTCAAAACGGCTCATGTCCGCTTCGATGTGCTTCAGCAGATCCTCGACGGTCTTGATGCGTCGGCTTGTGGATCGCGCCTCAAGCGTGTCGCCCGACTGCGACTGCGTCACTTGCTCGGCGTCTGCTGCTGGCTTCGGCGGCGGCAACTTTGCCTTGATCTTGTCCGCTATTTTCGCAGCCATTCGGAAAGCTCCTTCTCGGAGATGATGTGCCACCCAGCCGCAGCCGCCTCTTCCCGCAGTGCCCGTGCCACTGATGCCGCAGATGCGGCACCGTAGCCGCCTGCCTGGAACCGCGTGCGGATCTCCTGCACGCCCGCCTGGTCGTCATCGCTAAGGCGATCAATCCACGTCGCAGGCTTTGCGGGCTTCACCCTCTCAGCCACGGCGTCGGCTAGCGCGACGCTTTTTCGGCTTTTCGTCTTCACGCTGCTCCCCCTTCTGCTCAAGGTGAATCCACCCATCATCGTCAGGGATGCCGCCGCCGACGTGCTCTTCGTCGTCGTCAAGCTCTGGCGGCAGAATCACCGCCTCGGGCTGCGTCTTTGGCTTGGTGCGTCCCATGCCACTAGGGTGGCAGGCGTGTCAAGCGTTACGCCTGGCGTTCCTGATCGCCCGCCGCACGAGCAGCCTGCCCGCCACGTCGAGGAACGGCAGGCCGCGAGCCTCGGCCTCCGCTCGCATGACGGCGACCACCTCGTCAATGCGTTCCGGCTTGCTGGCTTCGTCGCAGCCCCACTGGTCCATCTTCTGCTGCATTGCGCGGCAAGAGCAGGTTGGCGTCGGCTCGATGCCGATCCGCTTCAAGAGGCGGGAAAGCTCGGTGCCGGGGCCGCTCGCCGGAGTCGGTGCTGGCTCTGGTAGCCGCGACACTCGCGGATAGAACTCGCTGTCCACGTCAATCGTCCACTCGTCGCCGTCCTGCGACACGACGCACGGCATCACCTCGTCGAGCGTGTAGCCACGCTCGGCGCAACGGGCCTGAAGGTTAGAGCGGTGGGTGGTGATCATGGGAGTGGGTTGCCCACTGCGTAGCTAAATCTGTAGATCACTCGCCCAAATGAAGTGACGCTTTCTGTTGTTCCGCTGAAAGACGTGCCGGAACACACCTTAGACATAAACGACGAATCGGAGACGGTCGCCTGGATTTGCGTGCAGTCGGCAGCAATTAGTCCAAGTCCTTGACTGCTGATCCCAATGCTCAAGAGTGGATTCGCAGGCCCACCGACAGTGCTGGCGTCAGGGCATGAATACGATTGAAGCGTTTGCAAATAGCTCCAACTGTCGCAAGTACCGCTGTCATGCGAGAGAGTCCAGGTTCCGTTAGGTGAGAGCCTCGGGAACTCGTAATAGCTCTCGAAATTAGAGATCGTTACGGAGACGGTAGCAACATTCGGGCAGCAGCACGGATTCGGGCTGCACGTCGTCCCCACGCCCTTGAACACTGGCGACACAGAAGGAGTGGCATCAAGCGACGAACAGATTTCACTACCAAGCCCGTATCCTGCGGCGGGGTCTGAAGCCAAGCCTCTGCATGGCACCCCGCATCTCCACGTCCCGCCTCTTGCAGCACACGCGGCTTGGCTCTCTGTTCTGCATCTCGGCCCTGTTTCGTTGGTGATGTTTGTGTAAGTATCTGGCCCACAGCACGAGCCGCTTTGGCACACACACTGACACTGCGGCTTGACGCTGCACGTCGTGCCCTCGCAGCACGCGCCCTTTTGCAGCGAATTGCAATCAAAGTCCACGCTGGACACTGTTACGGCGTTTTGGCCTGTAGTGACGTCAGACCTAGACAACTCAGTCCATCCATACATGTTTGGCTGGTAGTGCCTCAGATAACCGTAGCCTTGAGCATTCGGCGCGGTAATTGCGTCCGTGCTCGTGGGATCAAACGACCAGACAACGCATGGCGGTGACGCGCCTTCCGCAGCATCATTTGCCTGGCCGTCATAGGCATTCACTCCACCGACAGCAACGTAAGAGCGACTAGAACTGGCTTGTCCGCTACAGACAAATGTTGTTGAAGTCTTGCCAACACCCGCCGATACGGACACACGTGTAGAACCGCCGAACGACTCGTACTGCGGCGTTAGCATCTCAGTCAGCGAATAGAATTTGTAGTTGTTTGGGTCATACGACTTGTAGTTGAGTCCTCTGCATACCGTGACTGGCACTTCGATTGTGAATAAATGCCTTGCAACAACACCTGGCTCATTAAAAAATTTGGCTACGATTTTGCCAGAGCCTGGGTATGAGATTTCGTCTGACTCATACACAAATTCGTACGCATTGGGAAAACCAAAAGGCGTTGAACATCTTGCAAGTGACAACCTGAACGTTCCCGACAGTGGCGATGCAATAATGCCCCACGAATCTTTGTAGGTTTGCCCATACATCGACCGCCATTCTGAGTGACGCAAAAAATTGTTTGAGGCTATTGTGATGCTGACATGTGAAGGTGCGCACTCACTGCATGCACCCCCGCAGCACGCCGAGCATTCTCCACCAAGCATCGCCATAGGTCAGCACTCCGCTGCTATCAAAATCCACTCAGTCCCAACGTAAGCGATGGCACAAGCCTTGGTCCCCGTGCCAGTGACGCTGGCAAAGTAGTTCTGCACGTTCGCATATGTCACGCCGCTCGTCGTGGCGTCGGTGACGGTCTTCGTGCTGCCTTTGTTCCACGGGGCCGAGAACGTGCCGCGCTTGATGCCTTGAGCGCCAGCAGAAGCCAGCCGCACCAGCGCCCATTTCCCCGTGCCGGTGCCTGACTCCTTCCAAAGTATGAGTCCCTCGCCAGCCGCTCCAGTTTTTAGTTCCGAGGCTGATGCCTTGCAGGCAACGAACTTGTCATCGTCACTCGTCACCTCCACCTTGCACTGCACGACGCCACCCACAGCCACCCTGCCTACAGCGTTCGCCGCTATCGGCTCCACTGCCACGCACCAGGCCGTCGTGCTCGCAGACGGCGCGTCACCCGTCAGTACGGGCATTTCCTCGAATGACGCTGTAGCACCTCCAGACGACGACGTAGGCGTGATCGCCACGCCAGTGATCGCCAGCACGCCCCAGCGGGCCACGGTCACAGACGGACGGCAGTACGCCCATGTGTACGGCTTCAGCACAGGCGAGCCAGGGACGCCTTCTGTGCCGGGATTGGCACCGAGCACCAAGTCAGCGGCGTCCTGCGCCCGATTCCACGCCCGTGCCGATATGGCACCGCGTAGCGGCTGGCCTTGCTCAATGCGTCCGTCTGGGCGTGACATCAGACATACCCCGTGCCAAGCCCAAGCAGCGAGAAGTCAGAGTCTTTGTAGACCTTGGAAACGTAGACGGCTTTCGGTTGCTTGATTAGCGAAGAACCAGACACAGAGTCCTCATACCGCACCCACAGGTACTCGTGCCCTTTTTTCTCAACGCCGCTGATGCTGCCGATGGTCTGCCCTGTCACGTTCTTTGACGCCACGAAGCGATACGACAGCGACCACGGGCCTTTCCCCTTCTGGTCGTCCCATTCCTGCGAGCCGCTGCAACCGAGGAAAAGAACCTCGCCAGCGTCAAACCCACGAAACGTGGCGTTGTTCGTCGTGCCGGTAATCCCAGCCATGCCACGCACATACGCAGCCGTCACGTACGCATTTGGCACGTCGTAGCTTTCCTGCCACTGAAGCTGCGGCACGACAATGTCAACGCCGTTGACGCCGTTTGAATCGACGCCGATAGCACCTGACATATTCGTGGCAGACGACGGGTAGCGCTTCTCGAAGTCGAGCGTGCCGCCAGAGCCGACCGAGCACGCTTGCGTGATGTGCTGCGTGCCGCCTGTGGTATCAAAACTGCGGGCACGCTTCAGCGGGTTTGTTCCGTCCTCTGCACCGTCCTTCGAGTAGCTGATCTGCAACTGCCATGCGTTGTCGCCCAGGTAGCTGACGCTGTACGACTCTGCCATCAGCTGCATGCCAGCAACGCCTGGATACTGCCAGTATCGACCGTTGGCGCTGATCTCGGCGTTGATCTCTGCGTGCAGCACCGTGTCGTCGGCAGTGCCGAAGATCTTGTAGCTCTTCGTGTAGCTAGAAGCCGCCTTGCGTCCCTTGCGGACGATGGTGGCTTGGCGTGAGTCGCCGTCTTCTACCCATACGAGCGTCATGCTGCCACCTTTCCTTCGCCGTCAATCTTGCGGGTATTCTTCGCCGTCTCTTCAGCCGCCTTCGCAGTGCGTTCCGCGAGCGAACTGCCGCCGAACACGCTGCCGAGGTTGAGCGATGAGAAGGTGCCGGCGACTTGCCCCATGCTCTGTGCCGACTGGGCACCGGCCGCATCAGCGCCAGCCGTCGCAGCCTTCTCGCTCGGCGATGCACCCATTGAGCTAGTCGCCTTGCTGATCCGCTCCTGTGCATCGTCAATGGCATTCTCAAGGATGCCTGCCTGATTGCTCGTCAGGCGACCGCTTGAGTTCAGAGCGTCAAACTGCCCGTAGAGATCAGACAACTGATCCAATGACGTGGCGTTCTCAACCTCCTTGAGAAGGTCGGCGAACTGCTCACCCATCACACGATTAGCCTTGCCCTTGCGTGTCGTCGCGCCGACGTTTGCTTCTGCGTCCTGCGTTGCCGCACGCCGCTCGTCTGCACGACGCTGGTTCTCTACTTGCCGTTCGTCCTTCGTTGCCTGTGCGTCGTCCTTGATTCCCTTGGCGCGATCCTGCCTATCCTTCTCCGCACGATCATTTTCTTTGCCAGCCTTCGCCGTGCGTCCCTCAATGCCTGGACGCTCCTGCCGTCGCTGCTCTGCTCGTGCAGCCTTCTCATCCTTAATCTTCTGCACCCGCTTTTCCGTGTCCTTCGCCCCAGTGATGAACCCCCGCACCCTCGTCCATGCGATCTGGATGCCAGCAACGAGGTTGTCAAAAGTCGCCATCACGCCGTTTGCGATGTTGTCAAAGAAGCCCATGATGAAGGCACCCATCGTGTTGAGGAGTGCAGCCGAGTCCGTATAGATCTTGTCCCACGCGATGTAGATGCCTGAGCCGATGTCCGTGAACACGTCTTGAAACGCCGCTACCCACGGGTCAACGTACGACATAAACGCTTCAGTGCCGCGCAGCCAGCCGGCGACGAGCCCTGCCCAGAGCACGTCCATCGCACCAGACAAGTCACCGGCGGCGACGGCTTCGTAGACGCCGTTGAAGGTGGTCGTGGCAGTCGTGGCGAGATCGCCAAGGACGACGATGCCATCAGAGACGGCAGCACCAAAACCCTCGCCGATGGCTCCTGCCGCCTGTTGGACGAGAGAAGCCACCGGGCCGAGGGCCGCACCTATCTGGTCTTTAAACTTGTAGAGAGCAAAGACCGCCGCACCGATGCCAGCCGCAACCAGCAGCACCGGGCTAGCAAGGGCAGAAAAGAGACCGAAGCCCTTCAAGACAAGACCGATGGAGCCGCTCAACGCCTGCAACGAATACCCTACAGTCACCATTGCAGCACCGATGCCAATGGCTGCGGCGGCAACTTGAGCAAACAAGACGACGGCTTCCTTATTGTCAGTCGCCAGCTTCGTCAGCCCGTCGATGAATCCCGTGATGAACGGCAACGCACCCGCAAGAGCCGGTGCCACTGCATCCGTGATGGCAATAGCCATCCGCTGCATTGCCGCCAGCACGCTACCGAACGAGCCAGCCAGGCCCGACATCACTAACTTGTACTTCTCGCCCACTGGCAGGGCGGATGCCATCGCTTCACGCATCTTGGTGAATCCATCCACGCCTTCAGAAGCGAGAATCGACGCGGCACGAATGGCGTCCGCACCGAAGATGCGGCGGAAGATGTCATCCTTCGCTGTCTGGTCTAGGCCTCCCATCGCTTGATTGAGCGTGCCGATGATTTCCACCATCGGCTTCATTTGCCCGTCAGCGCCACGAAACGAGGCGACCGAAAGCCCGAGTTGGTTAAGGGCACCCACGGCATCGTCAGCCGGTGCCATCAGCCGCATCAGCATCGTCTTGACGCTGGTGCCGGCGTCGCTGCCCTTCACGCCGTTGTTGGCGAGGATTGCCAGCGTCGCCGACAAGTCCTCAATGCTCTGCCCAGCTAGGCCGGCGACGGCAGACGACATTGAGAACGCTTCCGACATCTGAGCGATAGACGTGCTTGACGCATCCGCAGCCGAGGACAACGCATTGGCGGCGACGTCGGACGACACCTTGAACACGTTCATGGCGTCCGACATCACCACAGCCGCCTGGGCAACGTCCATCTCGCCAACCTTGGCAAACTCCAACGCCGTCTGCCCAGCACCACCGAGCACGGCATCAAGCGACATGCCTGCCTTCAGCAGTTCAAGCATGCCCTGAGCCGCCTCGGTAGGCCCGACGCCGAGAGCCTGCGACATCGCCATAGACGATGCCTTGATCTGGTCGATCTGCGCCGACGTCGCACCCGTGCTCGCCCGAATGTTGAGCAGCGTGGACTCAAACGCTGCACCCTGACGCACGGCAGCGGCAATCGGTGCCGCCATGCCGATGCCAGCAGCAGCAAGCTTGCCGCCGCCAGACGCGAGCGAGCGGCCCATATTGCCGAGGCTTTTGTTGACCTTGGTCAGCGCCGAGAAGAACTTCCTCGGATCGGCACCGATCTCGACAAATACGCCACCGGCTCTGACTGCTCCAGCACTCATACGTGTTTCTGCCAGTCTTGCCCGAATAGGCGTTTTAGGTCATCAGGCGTCGCCTGTCTCGGTTTCGGTTTCTTTGCGTACGGATTGAGTTTGCGAGGGTCTGCCTTCGGCGAGTTCTTGTCTCGGTTGATGTTTGCCTGCTGTGCGAGAAGGTTCGCCGTGTGCCACCAATCGTGCTCTAGGCGGCTGTCACGAGCGGCGAAGAGTTGTCGGACGGTCCACTCGCCTGGATGGACTCCGAGGATTCCAGCGGCTTCCCAGACTGCATCCCAGATGCTCCGGCGAGGCTCTCGATCGTCGCCTTCTCCAGCCCCGCCTCCGCTCGACCCAACATCTCGCTTGCGACCTCGTCCATTTTCTGAGCGAGAAGCCCGATCATCTTGCGGAGGCGCTGGGGGAAAAAATCGACGAGTTCCTGCTCTAGTGCTTTCGTTGCAGCGTCCAGCGAATCGCCACGAAGACCGTCAAGGAAATCCTCTTTGGACAGCCCCTTCGCTTCGATCTGCTTGGTGAGCATTGCGTAGAGGATCTCGCCGATCTTTGCGTATTGACTTCGCAGTACCTGGAACGTCTGCGAGATGTTCGCAGCGTCCACCATGTCGAACGGCACAGCCTTACGCTCGCCGCTCTCTTCGCCCACGACATCGACCGTGACGTTGTCGCGGACACGAAGCGCCGACGCCACCGTCAACGCCACCTGCCACGGTCTGCCTTGGTCATCCCTAAACTCACGCATCCCACTTACCTCACAAGAGCCGGATCAGTCATGCGACCTTCAAGCACAAAAGACGCCACGCCATCAATCGGGTCTGTCTCGGAAATCCCAGTCATCACCGCCAGAAACGAAAACCCGGCAGCGCCGCCGTTCACCGTGAACGTCCCGCCCGTGTGCATTCGCTGGAACGCCGTGCCCAAATCCGCTGCGTCGTTCAGTTCGACAGACACGCTGCACTCATAGCCCGTGCTGTAGACCGCTGCGTAGCGACTGCCGTAGGCGTTCACGTCGATCGTGCGTGCGGATTCCGTCAGCGTCACATTGCGAGCGCTGAAGATTTGCCCGCCGTCGAGCACGATCGAGCAGTCTTTACCCAGCGTGATCG